TTGTAATTCAGGTTGGCTACTGTGTTCTCCAAGCAACTGAGCAATTCCGTAAGCGCTTGATCGCTTGTTGTCTGCGAGGTGGTCAAGCCTGCTCTCACGGGTCCAAAGGGTGATAAGGCACCTGATCTGCTGTTTGTTGTAGCCGAGTGCCCTTGCGTAACTGACTGTAAGTGCCTTGTTCTCACGCTTCTCCTCCATCGTTGCCTTCGTCCGTGCTTTTATGTATGTGATCTTTGATGACAGGGGCACCTCGCCCGTCTGCTGTGCGGATACGAACACCAACAACAGGAATAGTATTACCGCTAAGGTCAAGCCACGTTTTGCCTTCTTGTTCATCTGTCTTCTTCTCCATTTCAAGCAACTGCTTATAGGTATCAGGGTATAGATGAGCAAGGCGTACTAGCGCACGATCTCTTGCCCTTCTGTAGTTACGTTGGCGCACTGCTTGATTAGCAGCACCACGCAATCTCTTATTGTCCTCCATTATTTGTGTTGTCCTCCCATACAATTAGAACATAGGCTATCAACATCACGATAACTATTCCCAGTACTAGTGTCATTGTGCACCTGCCAACACCGCAAAGATAATCTTTGTGATGTCAATAGGTTCAATGATAAGTCTGGCGTCCTCTTCCCCTGCCTCCCAGCAGGATACCAATAGGCGTGAGTTCAGGGGTGATTGGCGTAGCCATTGCACCGCACTATGCGGATCTTCCCCGCCCCATACTGCATTGCCTTCTTCTGTTGCTATCTCGTAGAAGTTTACCAGTTTATTCTTCGGGTGAAACGCTACTACATTATCTTCAGTCATTGCATACCTCTATTCTAAATTGTCCATTCTTGGTTATGTTCCAGTAACAGTTGTTTATTTTCTCACCTTTGCTCATCTGCAAGGCTATCGTTGAAGCCATCTCCATCACCTTCTCAGGTGTGAGTTCTACTATGTGCCAGTCTCCCTTACCTTTGGTCTTAATCTTCATTGAATGTATCCACCATAGACAGGGCGTACGTCATACGCATTAGGTTCATACCTGCTTCCTTCTCTGTCTCTTCATCTTCAATCTGTATCAGTGCAAGGTCACGGCATAGTTCTGCCTTTGCTCGCCAGTAGTCTACCGTAGGCTCAGACATTGCTTTCCCCTTCTGCTTCTTCTAAAGTATCAAACTCAGGGCTAAGTTCCTCTTCCTCATCTTCAAATACAGGGTCATTTAGTGGCGGTTCATATCCCATTCTCTTCTCCTTCCTTTACTAAATCGTTGATCGTCTTCTCCTGCTTGTCTATTGGTAGTTCGATCTTAGATAGTGCCTCACCTAGCGCTGTTCGCCAGTTCGTGCCCCCACCTACCGCTAATTGCTTAGGTTCTGTGCCCGCAAAATCCCACAGTTCCACATCGAATCGCTTCTGCTCTCTTGCCACCACCACAGTGAATACAAATTGCGCGGTGTTCTCTTGCTCAGTCATCATCTTCTCCTTTGTGCATCATCTTCTCCATCCAATAAGCCACGGTGACTATTGGAATTCCATATACTAACAGCAAGCCCCACAAAACTATCGCGTCATTCATCGCTGTCTCCTCCACATTTGCACTTTAGTTCATACATACCGCACACAGAACAGATACCGCCACTATCTAACAGACAGTACTTAGTCCCTGTTATATCCTCAATCATAGAATCATCCTCAAAATCACCTAAACAAATCATACAGGTACTCATTACATACTCCTAAAGATATAGCCGTCATTCTCCCAGTAATCACCCATAAACAGGTCACGCTCCCACTTATCATAATCAAAGTACCGCATAAGCCACTCATTCTCGCGGGTGGTAGACATAGGCATCATCTCATCGGCTAATTGGGCAGCAAAATCCTCCGTGCTCATCTCACCCTGATATGCCTCCTCAAAGTCTCCAATCCAATCCTCCCACTCCAATAGCGGGGTGTATTGTTCTCCCATATTGTCACGGTAAGCGCGTACTGCTCCGAGGTTATGCCCTGCTTCCTCAATCGCTGTCACTGCCTCCTCCTCCGCTTGACTCATTACATAAGCGGGGTCTGACTGCTTCAATCCTTCATTCATTAGTTTGCCCCTTCCTAGGCTAAGGCGGGGCGGTCTTGCCCCTTACCTTGTGCCCCCGTCGGATTATGAATCCGTAGCCCGTAGCGCGGGGGCTGTCTTGCTAATTACTTACCGCCCCACATTCTTGCCAATTCCTGAGCCGTTGGCAAGGGCTTGCCCTCCTCTTCCTTAGCGTGACAGACCAAGCAGATGTTTCCTGGGAAAGTCTCATATAAGCGGTGAATCGTAATCCCGCAATTCTGGCAGTCTAGGAAATCGCTCATTAGATGCCCACCACTCCACAGGCTTCTAAGAAGCGCTTACGGTTAAAACGTGGGTTATCCTCGTACAATTTCCAAGCGAGGTCATAGGCGATATTCTGAGCCCCTGCCCGTGACTCTTCTTCTTCAAACTTAGCAGAAAAATCTATCTGAGTTCTGATAGCCTGTGCAATTAGGACGTAATCTTTACGTGTCATCTTGTGTATCTCCTCGTAGGTCAATTCAAGCGGTGTGCTTGATAAGTAGAACTATATACGTGCGTCTACCGTATGTCAAGCCCAAAATGGTCATAAGTTGGTCATAGTTTTCTGACCATTTGGGTGACCATCTGAAAGGTTACAAGGGTTGAATGGTTGAAAGTTCAACTACTTTCAGAGATGCAACAAGGTAGACAGATGAGCCTTGAATGTCTAAGTCTATTGGGATTATTAAATCTTGGACATAATAGAATGATGTGTCTACCGTGCCGAAGGTACAGTCGTCCAACTTACTTTACATAATACTTATCCACAGGTCAGACCGATTATGTGCGGTCAGACTGGCTATGACTGGTCAGGATTGGTCTTGACTGGTCACCAAAAACGAGACCCCCGTGTGTTAAGCGCAGCCCCTTACTGTATAATACTCCCCAACAAAAAATATACGCTAAAGTGAAATGTCCTATTTTGTACACATATTCCTAGTGACCTTAGTCACAAAACGTAAATAAACTCTACCGTAGACGGGAAATCGGTTATTTTTTCTGCCTTATATATAGTAGGGAGTAAAACGATCCACTACTAGTTTTACGACCCAACCTCGCTACGTTGGCACTACGCGAGTCCCCCTAGGACGAGCACCAACTTACCCCTCGCTGCGCTCTCGGCTTGCTCGGGCGTCAAGCCCGAAACGGTTACTGAATTTAGTGGGGATAGTTCTATCCCAGTATAAAACTCTTCCCCTAGTATAAAATTTTTTTCGCGCCTTCGGCGCTTTATTAGGAGGAACAGATGTCCGAGAAGTCCAGTGACATCGCCAAGCGTCTGATCCTTTCAGGTGTAGCAGAGGGTTTAACTATCGAGGCGGCTACGGCTGCTGCTGGTAAATCCTATAAGACTTACGAGTACTATCGCAGGACCGATAAGGTCTTTGCTGACAAGATGGACCGAACACGGCTAGGTCTTAAAGATAAGAACTTTGCCTCATCCGATGTCCACGACTTAGACTTTGCAGAGTTCCGATCACGGTACCTGCACTCTCGTACCTTCCCGCATCAGCAAAATCTAATAGATGTAATCGAAGGCCGTGAACCAGGGTGGCTACATCCCAGTATGAAGTATGAAAAGGGTCTGGCTAATAACCGCATCCTTTTGAATATCCCGCCTAACCACGCCAAGTCTATGACTGTGACCATTGATTACGTCACTTGGCAGGTTTGTCAAAACCCTAACTTTCGTGTGCTGATTGTTTCCCAGACTCAGCAACTAGCAGCAGACTTTCTCTACGCCATCAAGCAACGCCTGACTCATCCTAATTATGAAGCACTCCAACAGGCTTACGCTGCTGGCGTAGGGTTTAACTCTAAGTCTGCCTCGTGGCAGGCAACCCGTGTCACCTTTGGTGATGAACTTCGTGAGTCATCTGAAAAGGACCCGAACATCGAAGCCGTTGGTATCGGTGGTCAGATCTACGGTAAACGTGCAGATATGATTATTGTAGACGACGCCGTTACCTTAAAAAACGCCAACGAGTTTGAAAAGCAGATCCGCTGGTTAACCCAGGATGTGCGTTCTCGTCTTAACCCTACTGGTAAGTTGATTATCGTAGGTACCCGCGTTACCGCAATTGACCTGTACAAGGAGTTGCGTTCCGAGGACCGCTACCCTGGTGGTTTAGTCCCTTGGACCTATCTGGCAATGCCAGCATTATTAAAGACAGATGAGGACCCTGATAAGTGGGAGACTCTCTGGCCTGCAAGTGATGCTCCATTTGATGGGCAAGTAGAATCAGATCTTAATGAGGATGGACTATACCCTAGGTGGAATGGTCGCAACCTTTACAATGAACGACAGGCAATGGATGCATCTACCTGGGCGCTGGTTTACCAGCAGCAAGATATCTCTGATGATGCTATCTTTGACCCAGTATGTGTGAGAGGTTCTATAGATGGTATGCGTAAAGCAGGTCGTTTGGTTCCTGGTCACCCAGGTCATCCGCGTGATCTCAGCGGCTTTTCAGTTATTTGTGGTCTTGATCCCGCTATGGTTGGTGATACAGCCGTCGTTTGCTACGCTATTGATCGGGTTAGTCATAAACGTTATATCGTGGATGCTATTAAAATTACTCGTCCAACCCCTGCTGCGATCCGTCAACTAATCTTTGACTGGACTGGGCTATACCAACCTAGCGAATGGATTGTGGAGAAAAATGCATTCCAATCATTCCTTACGCAAGATGAGGGAATCCGTCAGAACTTGGCCTCCAGAGGAGTGCTACTGCGGGAACACCATACTGGAAGCAACAAGTGGGACTCAGGCTTTGGCGTTGCATCAATGTCAACTTTGTTCGGGACCAAGCAGTTCGATGGTAAACACCACAGAGATAACCTTATTCACTTACCTAGTGACCAAACTGAAAACGTTAAGGCGCTCATCGAGCAATTAATTACCTGGTCACCTAATACTAAAGGTAAGACCGATATGGTAATGGCATTATGGTTTTGTGAAATCCGTGCACGTGAAATGCTCAACCAGGGTATGCATCAGACCCACCACTTAAAGAATCCTTTCTTGTCTCGTTACGAGATAGGCAAACGAACAGTTGTCAACATAGATGAACTGCTCGCAGAAAAAGATCGCACATTCATCTAAGGAGATACAATGCCAGTACCA